TTCAATGACAAAACGATTGTAAAGTCTTGGGCCAAATTTTGAAAAATCTCCGACCAAAATTGATTTTCCTTTTGCTAACAATGTTCTTGCTAAATCATCCCATTCCTTACTGTAACAATTAAGCCCAACACAGTGTTGTAATTTATTGCGACAAAATTGGAACATATAATTGAAATCCATGAAGTATTGTCTCTTATGAATGGTATAAGACAATGGACTCCCTTGGATTGCTCTCACTTTATCAACATCAGTAAGCAATTCATCCTTGTGTGATAATTGGAACACAGTTTTAACATCCTGATTTGTTTTCATCATTTCCATTTCGACATCCATCACATCAACCAACTGTTTAGCCACTCCAATTAGATTCTCATCATTATCATAAAAGATAAGATTACGTTTTGATTTTAAAACAGGATCTAATGACCATGGGTATCCAGGACTTGTGGACATATGAATGCGCTTGATCTTTCCTTCAATACCAACAATAGCCTCTAATTCACTACGCTTACTTTCAAACGGTAGATCACTAGTGCAATAACGGAACTGTTCATTCATATCATCAAAAACTTCATCGAGATTAAAGTCAAAATCCTTGTGAGGTAGATACTGATCTATAGCTCTAACCATGGAATTAACTCCCCGATCATTGTCTTTTTGAATATTAGCAGGCCATTTCACAACTTCACTGTGTCCGTGGATTGGTGATTCCTTCAGGGATGTTTTAACTGAATGATAGATCTTTGTTTTGGGTATTGTCATGTATTGATCACTAGCTGGCATTCCAAATCTAATAAGATTGCTCTGATCATTAATGAGCATTTTTGAAATGTTTGGTGCCACTCCATAATGTGTAAGCAATTCCTGTGACTCGGCATTAAAGTACAACGTCTCATCACTAGTAGAAGACATCACACCAACAATCTTACCAGATGTTTTGTCGATAAGAACACTTCCACACATTGATGCACTATCTTCTCCAAAGATATTGTCACATTTAAAACCATCGATCTCATATGTAATAATACCATCAATGATCTCATCAGTTGCCCAAGGGCAATCCTTTGGATCATAGTTAGCATTACCACAAATAGTTTTAACATTTTGAACATCACACATTTCATTCCACTTTCCATGTCGAAATCGCATAACAGCAAAATTTGTTTCAGTCATTGTGTCACTTTCAGATTGGATATTCTTCCACAATCCAGAAGTGTTGATGTTAGCATTGATGAATGAAAAAATACAAACATCAGAGCCTCCACAAAACAAGATAAAGTTCTTATTCATCTTGAGAAAAGAATCCATAGTAATAGTAACATTTGTTACTGAATTCTTTTGCCCAAAACCACGAAATGTGATCATGTTCTCATTATGGGCTTTTCTGAGTTCCTCTTCTGTGTATTTTTCTTTGTTAAGTGCGGTGAGTGTTTTCTTGAAGTCATTAGACCAACGATGTAAAAGAGTCATCAAAGCATGAGCTTGAGTCTTATAAACACCAGTTGTAATAGAATGGGCTTGAACAACAGTAACATCATTATAAACTATCTCAAGTGTATTTCGCCGATACTCATTAAGAATGTCCTGCAAACTTGGCATAGCTGGGCGTGTTCCAAAAATGCTCCTCTTTGTGAATTTAACTCTACGACGACCAACTGTTTTCTTTGTTGGCTGTGATCCTGAAGAATCACTCTCAAGTCGACTTGGTTCATTCATTGATGGAAAAAGGGCTGTATTGAACGTTTCAACTTTTGCAACAGTAACATTTTCTGGTTGTTTTTTCTTACCAATAGATGACATCATTGCGCCCATAGCACAATAAATACCCATAACTGTAATACCAACAACTATGCATCCCATAAATTCTTGAAAATCAATAAGAAATTGTTCCTTACCAAGTTTCTCACGGGCCGCTTGTAAAATTTTTGCATGAGTTGAAGGCACATAACGCAAAGGAATGTGCTTTGGAAGAGTTATTCCACATTCAATAAGCTTTTGAACATAACGGCTTATGTATAATGATTTTTCAATATTGCTTGTTGGATAATTGCAATATTCGTTACATGGCCGATTTGAAGCAAGATTAATTTTTGTTGGATTACGACGAGGTGATTGATGATAATGCCAAACTAAAGTGTGACCATTAGAGCCAAATCCAATTTGACCACCTAAGACATGATCATATTCATCACAAAGAATCTGTTCCCATGCTTTCATGTGCTTACAAGATGTATCATCTTCAAAACCCATAAGGTCATGTGGTCGATTGTCAATAGATTCAACAGGTTCAAACCGATTTGCATAACCAAGATAGTTTGAAATTGCTGCAAACATTGCGGGTGTAACTTTCTCTCCCAATAAGCCATGAGCTTGGCCACCAAGTTTTTGAATGACTTTAAGTCGGGTGGCTTCATCTATCTTCATGTTAATGTTAACAAAAGGCTTTAGTGGTATCAAAAATTCTTCAACATCAGCATCTGCTGGTAGATTTAAATTAGCCCTGATAGTCTTTTTATATTTATGAGTTGCCATAATATAATACTCTTGCATCTCCTTCCTGGTCTCATTAAGGAAATACTCATATGGCATTTCAGCACCAATATAAGTATAGTCACTCTGCTCGCCTCGTAAACAATTTTCAACCCTTTGAAATGTAAGATGTTTATATTCAGAAATGTACTCCCTTAATTCAGGTATTAACATACAGGAAGTGCAAGTGAAAACTGCATCATCTTTGTGGTTATCACAACCGTCCATTTTCTTAGCGTAGACTAACCATGTTGCGTTGCGTCGATTCTGCAAAACATCTTCTCTCATTTCATTAATACGTGGATAAACACAATTTGACGCGCAAAGAATAAGTTTTGCAACACTATTCATTCCTTTTGATTCAATGTCAGCTTTTGGAACAACACAATCAGCTGGGCCTTTAAGATCACATAATCGAGCAGCATCTGACTCGGAGGCATCATTAACATTCAATAATCGACCAAAATCATCAAAAATGATAATATCTTGGCCATTATAATTGTCCCAATACTTATTGACAGGTACCACAAAAGGAGGCATAAATGGCTTGATCTTTGTATCAGCATGTGGTATCACATCGCGTAAAACTTTTGCAAGTTCTTGACAAACATGTGATTTTCCGATATTACTTGCCCCAGCGATGTAAAGACAAAAAGGGTCATATTTTGCTGTTGGAACATGAATGCAATTAGATAACTTAGTTCTAACAACTCTCAAATCGCGCAAACGTGATGAAATAAGTGGTTGCACTGTTGCCCTAAGTCGACTTTGTGATAGTTCGCTTTCAAATTTTTCACCTCTAGCAATAGCATCATAAACACAAGCTATGGCATTAGGGTCTGCCTTAATATTGTCATAGATAGTTGGATCAATGAAGATAGCAGTATCACAGATCCATTTATCAATTGATTTGTCATCCAACCATGATAAGATATTCCAGTCCGGGAAAAAGAATGTAACAATAAATCGAAATACACGCAATACATATTCAAGTGTTTTCTTGACAAAAACTAAAACTCGATCATAGAGAGTGACACCACGTGTAAAAGAAATCGCAATTCTTTCAGGGAAGTTAACTTTTTCCTTCACTCCACAGAAAGTTGCCACAGCAGTGATTAAAACGGTTGAAATTTCCGCTAATTCATCAAGGGGCTTCATTGCGGGTGTAGCCTTAATATTGAAATCATTTTCATCTTTTGTTGATTGAGTGAATTGTTCTGCTGTATGGTCCCATTCTCCTTCTTCGGCTCTTTTCCAAAATTTTTCGAGTAATTGTTGAATAGAAGTAAGATTAATATATTCCATTAAACCAAAACTAATAAGACATTGCATTACTGCAATGACTGCTGATGATATTGTAGGGTTGGTCATTATTTGGCAAGTCTGAAGGAGTAGGGTAGCTATTATCTTCCCATCTCCACCAGCACTAGTCAACTGCTTAAGAAAATCCTGGCTTGTTGTAGCTGTTTGTTTTGCTGATAAAGCTGCAGAATTTATATTCTCAACAGTTGTGTTGATACGATTGAAATCAACACTAGCGAGACCACTCAATACAGCTCGAGCATTGGTCAACATAGCTGGTCTTAGATTATATTTCGACGAACGTTCAGTAGTATTATTGTCAAAAGCTTCTTCACGTAATGGAAATCCATTGAAGCAATACATTGAAGTATCGTTCCCAAATGATCTTAAGATTTCCATTGAAATAGTATTTAATTCACCTTTATAGTAAACTTCAATGGTGCCAAGTGATTTACAAACATTAGTAGCAATTTCAGTTGACAAATAAGCTGCATTAAGGACACCATTTCCAGGTACATAATTTGGGACCTCTAAAGCCATAACACGATTTTGAGTGAGGGCTAAGAGATTTTCAGCATAGCCTCCACCTTGATAAGCTGATGAAGCATATTGTTCATCATATGTAAGTGGTACATGTTCATCTTGTGGTATATGTCTGAATTTGATAGTGCCATCAGAACTGCTAGCATTCACAGTAATAACATAACGTAATCCACCACGAGTGTAGCGGAATGCATCATGTAATTGTGTAACTTTATTACTTGAATATCCAGCTGGTACAATATCCCTTAATAATGGTGAACCAAAATTAGCAGGGATATTATATATTCGAACATATTGTGTACTGTGTGGAACAATGATATCAGAAGTTTGTTGAAATACTTCAAATCGACG